GTGGAGAAGAAGCACATCCGCCTGATGCTGGCGGCCGTGCGCAAGGGCGAAGCCGGACGGCTGCACATGCACGGCTTTGCCGAATGCGTGGGCCTGGATGAGCGGGAACGCCGGGAGTGGCGCGAGATGTTGGAAGACCTGTGGCGGCGGCGCATCCCCGGCACGAGCGAGTTCGAACCGCTGGGGACCATCAACGTGGACCGGATGGACATGGGCAAACTGCTGGGCAAGGACGGCAAAAACGGCACCCTGGGCTACCTGTACGGACACAAAGAGCGCCTGTGGGTGGAGACGAGCACCCTGCACCGGCCGGTGGAGCAGGCACCGAACGACACCCGATGGAGCCGCAAGCAGCTGCGGACCGCCTGCGGCGAGATGGCGAACGACGCTTATTGGTGGAGCCAGCGGTTCCCCGGCTGGGAATTGCAGAAGTGCGTGGTGTTGGAACCGGGCGAGCTGCACGAGTCGCCGGGAAGCGAGCGGCCCGACGGCTGGGAACGGAACGAGCCGCAGTGTTATGTGATCTTGCGGCGAGTAGAGGCTGCGAAAGCTGCGAAACCTCGGACCGAGCGAGAGCGAGGTTCTTACTGAGCCGGAGCGAGAGAGGCCGAATGCTTGTGCCTGCGCAGCAGGCGTTCCCCGAAGGGGAAACTATTCGGCAGAGCGAGTAGAGGCGGACGAGGACGCAGCAACATGAAGAAGCGAACTGCGTAGAAGTAGGAGACAGAGCCTTGCGAAACCTCGCACCTGACAGAATCTGTACTGATATTTTGCGCGGGCGAAAAAAGAGAAGAGGAAGGTGGCGGATGCGGTGACAAAAGAGCAGAAGAAGGCCACACGGAAGGCTCTGCGGCAGTATGCCGAAGGGCCTGTTCGTGCTGCGTGGGCCGAGGTGATCGAGGAGGTGCTGCGCTACTATGAGGCCGCCGAACCCCTGTGCGCGGACCTGCTGCGGCTGCGGTATCTGGAAGGCAAGCCGGAGGAAAAAGTGGTCCCGGCGCTGTACATCTGCCGCAGCACCTACTACCGCAAGGAGCTGGAAGTGCTTTCCACGGTGGCGGTGGAAGCGGCCCGGCGGGGGCTGCTGTAGGCAAAATGTTTCAAGTATTTTTGTTTGACGGGTTGTGCTAGGATAACTTCAGGGGGATGGGAACTTGACGAAGAAGCGGGCATATTGCAAAAACACCGTAGCGGGCAGCCAGCGGGGGCGCAAGTACCCGCCGAAACTGCGGGCCGAAGTGGTGATGGCGATGGTGGCGTCGAACAACATCTGCGCGGTGGCCCGGCGGTACAAGGTGCCGGAATCCACCATCCGCTCGTGGCTGGCCGAAGAAGCAGCCAGGGGCGACGCCTTCGCCGAAGCGCGGCAGGCAGCAGCGCGGGAGATCGCGGTGCGGGCATCCATTGGCGCCAAAGAGCAGGTGGCCTATTTGCAGGGCCGGGTGGCCGAAAGCCAGCGGGCCGCAGAGATCCGCGCAAAGCTGGACAGGCGGCTGGAAGAGAGCGTGCGGGCCGAAGACGCCGAGATGGGGGCCTTGCTCAAGACCGATCTGGAAGCTCTGGCCGACGCAGCCGAGACCGGGCTTGTGGTCTACAACAGCCCCGGCAGCTACGACCAGAAGCTTTTGGACAGCGACCGGCGGCAGCTGGAAGCACTGCGGGAGCACTACGACGGCCTGACCATGGACGACAAGAACGCAGCCAACGTGGCGCGGGTGCTGATGGACGTGGCCGAAAAGGCGGCAGCGCTGGCCCCGGCGGGCAAGGCAGACGACGAGGACACGGCAGGCCCGCCGCTGATCTGCATTGGAGCCGAAGGGACCGGGGAAGAAGCGGAGGTGGAGGTGGAGTAACCTCTCAGTCGCCTTCGGCGACAGCTCCCCTACAAGGGGAGCCATTGGCAGGGCGGTTTTGGTTGTGCTGGATGAAGAAGGCCCGACAGAGCGTAAGGTGCCGGGCCCTGCTGTGAAGGGCAGGTGAGCGAAGACGGGAAACAGAAACGTAATTTGGACCCCACAGCCGAGGCAGATGGCCTTTATGGCCCGGACCGAGAACGAGGCGTTATACGGCGGGGCCGCAGGCGGCGGCAAGAGTGACGCGCTGGTGATCGAGGCGCTGCGGCAGGTGGACATCCCGAACTACCGGGGACTGATCCTGCGCAAGAGCTTCCCCCAGCTGCGGGAGCTGATCGACAAAACGATGCAGTATTACAAGCCCGTCTTCCCGAAAGCAAAGTACAACGGCTCGAACCACTGCTGGACCTTCCCCAGCGGGGCGAAGATCTACTTCGGCAGCCTGCACACCGAGAAGGACAAGTACAACTACCAGGGCCAGCAGTACGATTTCATCGGCTTTGACGAGCTGACACACTTCACGTGGAGCGAGTACAGCTATCTGCTGAGCCGGAACCGACCGAACGGGCCGGGAACACGGGTGTACACCCGCGCTACGGCCAACCCCGGCGGCGTGGGCCACGGATGGGTGAAGGCCCGGTTCATTACACCAGCACCACCGGGCACCCGGATGGTGCAGTACGTCAAGGCCAAGACGCCGGAGGGCGGGGAGATCGTGCGGAGACGAACGAGGATCTTCATTCCATCCACGGTGTTCGACAACAAGGCGCTGCTGGAAAACGACCCCGGATACCTTGGCAATCTGGCCGCACTGCCGGAGGCCGAGAAGAAGGCGCTGCTGTACGGCGACTGGGACAGCTTTACCGGGCAGGTATTCACCGAATGGCGGAACGACCCGGCCCACTACGACGACCAGCGGTTCACCCACGTCATCCACCCGTTCCGCATCCCGGCGCACTGGCGCATCTGGCGCGGGTACGACTTCGGCTATGCGAAGCCGTTTTCGGTGGGGTGGTATGCAGCGGACGAGGAAGGGCGGCTATACCGCATCCGGGAGTTATACGGCTGCACCGGGACCCCCAACGAGGGCACCAAGGTGAACCCGGTGGAACAGGCCCGGATGATCCGGGAAGTGGAAGAAAACGACCCCATGCTGCGGGGGCGGGTAATCACAGGCGTGGCCGACCCGGCCATCTTCAACGAGAGCCAGGGCGAGAGCATCGCGGCCATGCAGGAGAAAACCCCGAACTATATCCACTGGATCCCCGGCGACCACACCCGCATCGCGGGGAAGATGCAGTTCCACTACCGGCTGGCGTTTGACGGAGAGGGGCGGCCCATGTTTCAGGTGTTCGACACCTGCAAGCATTTCATCCGCACCATCCCGAATCTGGTGTACGACGAGAGCAACGTGGAGGACATCGACACCACGCAGGAAGACCACATCTACGACGAGTGCCGGTATGTGCTGATGGAAAACCCCATCAGCCCCCGGCAGCATGTGGAAGCCCCGCTGCTGCGGGACGACCCGCTGGAACTGGATGCGCGGAGAGCGACGTTTTACAGGGTGTGACCTGGCGGGAAGAGGCACGATAGGAGGTCAAGTTGGAAGACAATTTGGAAGAAGTCATCGGCACCGAAGAGGTGGCGAAGGCAGCGCAGCTGTTGCAGCGGTACAAGAGCGGCAAGGCGGCGCTGGACACCCGGATCGTGGACAACGAGCTGTGGTTCCGGATGCGGCACTGGAAGAATTACAAAAACGAGATGATGGAGGGCAAACCGACCCCGGCGAGCGGGTGGCTGTTCAACTCCATCGCGAACAAACACGCCGACGCGATGGACAACTACCCGGAACCGAACGTACTGCCCAGAGCGGCGGACGATGAAGAGACGGCGAAGGTCCTTTCGAAGGTGCTGCCGGTGGTGCTGGAACAGGCCGACTACGAGCAGGCCTACAGCGACACCTGGTGGCGCAAGCTCAAGCAGGGCACCGGCGTGAAGGGCGTGTTCTGGGACCCGGCAAAGCGCAGCGGCCTGGGTGACATCACCATCCAGAGCATGGACATCCTGATGCTGTACTGGGAGCCGGGCGTGATGGACGTGCAGGAATCGGCGAATCTGTTCAGCCTGAGACTGGAAGACAACGACCAGTTGAAAGCCAGATGGCCCCAGCTGGACGGCCACACCGGCAGCACACTGGAAGTGGCAAAGTACGTGCACGACGAGCACATCGACACCACCGACAAGAGCGTGGTGGTGGACTGGTACTACAAGAAGGCCCGGCCCGAAGGGGAACCGCTGCTGCACTACTGCAAGTTCTGCAACGGCATCGTGCTTTACGCCAGCGAGAACGACCCGCAGTATGCCGACCGGGGATTCTACGACCACGGGCTGTATCCGTTCGTGTTCGACCCGCTGTTCATGGAAGAGGACAGCCCGGCGGGGTTTGGGTACATCGACGTGATGAAGGACACCCAGACCGCCATCGACGAGATGAACCATGCCATGGACGAGAACATCAAGCTGGCGGCAAAGCCCCGCTTTTTGCTGAGCGACGCGGCGGGCGTGAACGAAGAGGAGCTGGCGGACTGGTCGCGGGACATCGTGCACGTGGCCGGGGCGCTGCGGGACGGCAGCCTGACCCCGCTGCAAACGGCGGGGCTGCAGGGCAACTGCATCAGCTACCGGGACGCGCGGGTGGCCGAGCTGAAGGAGATCAGCGGAAACCGGGATGTGAGCCAGGGCGGCACCACGAGCGGCCTGACAGCGGCTTCGGCCATTGCGGCCTTGCAGGAAGCCGGAAGCAAGTTGAGCCGCGACATGCTGAAGAGCGCCTACCGGGCCTTTGCGAAGGAATGCTACCTCATCATCGAGCTGATGCGGCAATTCTACGACGAAGAGCGGGTCTACCGCATCACCGGGCCGACCGGCCAGACGGAGTTCGTGCCGTTCTCCGGCCAGCAGCTCCGGGCCCAGCCCGGCGGCATGGTGGGCGGCGTGGAGCTGGGTGCTCACGAACCTGTGTTCGACATCACGGTGAGCGCAGCAAAGAAGAGCACCTTCAACCGGCTTTCCCAGAATGAGACGGCGAAGGAGTGCTATCAGCTGGGGTTCTTTGCCCCGGCGAACGCCGACGCGGCGCTGGCCGCGCTGGACATGATGGACTTTGAGGGCATCGAGAAGGTACGGGAGCGGGTGCAGCAGAACGGTACGCTTTACCAGCAGTTGCAGCAGGCCATGGAGCAGGTGCAGAAGCTGGCGGGCATCATCGACCAGCAGAACGGCTCGAACCTTTCGGCCATGGCGGGCGCTGCGGCCCAGCAGGCAGGCAGCGCGGGCGGGGGCAGCGGCGGGACCAGCGAGGGCCTGAGCGTCACCAACGGCCTGGGCGCACAGGTGGGCAGCGGCGGAAACAGCCTTGCCACCCAGGCGGCCCGGCGGGCCATGAACGTGAACAACCCGAACAAGTAAAGGAGAAAGAGCATGATCGAAGCAAGTGTGATGCGCACGGTATGGAACGACGACAAAATCAGCTACGAAGTGAAAGCGAAGGGCCATGCAGGCGCGGGGAAGTACGGGCAGGATATCGTGTGCGCAGCAGTGAGCGTCCTGATGCAGACCCTTGCCAACGAGGTGGAGGAGGCTGCACGGGCAGGCACTGTGGCGCTGGGCGCTGTGGCCCACGGCGACGGCTGGATAAAGGTGGAGGTGACTCCGACTCGTGAGAGCTGCAACATGGTGGAAGCATGGGTGGAGCTGGTGCAGGACGGACTGGACGCGCTGGCGGAGAGCTACCCGGAGAACGTGGAGCTGGTGGTGAACATGATGTTCGCGGACGGCAAGGCACCGGACCCGGCACAGCTGCCGGACATGGTGAGCGGGAAGATGAACCTGCAGCTGTTTGCCGAGGGCGGCGATGGCGGGACACCCGCTCAGGCGGCGGCGGACGGGAGCAGTACTGACCCGAAGGCGGAGGACTCCGCGACAGAGGGCAGCGGCAGCGAGGACGGCGCGGACAAGGGCGAAGGCGGACAGGGCGAGGAAGCCAAAAAGCAAAGCCCGGAGGAGCGCAGAAAGGCGTTCGGCCAGCTGATGAGCGGGGAATACCGGGCGGAGGCCGAAGAGATGATGCAGCAGGCCGTGGCGCTTGCCGCAAAGAACCTGGAAGCCAGCCCGGAGATGCGCGGGCTGCTGGAGGCCATTGGCGAGAAGTACGGCACCGACGCCACCGACCTTGCGGCCCTGACCGAAGCCGTGCGGAATGGGCAGGTGAAGGACGACGCCTATTTTGAGAGGCTGGCCATGGAGAAGGGCATCTCGGTGAAGACGGCGCGGGAGATGGACAAGCTGGAGACCCAGAACAAGCGTCTGACCGCCCAGCAGGCGGCAGCGCAGCAGATGCAGAGGGAGGCCGAACAGCGGGCCCGCATTGCGGCCATCCACGAGGAGTGGAACCGCGAGGCTGCGGCGCTGAAGGAGAGATACCCGGACTTTGACCAGGCGGAAGTTCTGGCAAACCCGGAGGTGGAGAAGATGATGCGGGCGGGCTGCTCGATGGAAGCGGCCTACCGGGCCGCGTACTTCGACCGCATCATGGCCCAGCAGACCGAGGTGACCGCCCGGCAGGTGGAGAACGGCGTGACCGAGCGCATCCGCCAGCGCGGCGCACGGCCCGGCGAGAACGGGACCCGGCCCGGCGGCGCGGTGCAGACCCATCTTGACGTGAGCAGCATGAGCCGCAAGGACCGCGAGGCACTGGAAAAACGGGTGCTGCGTGGGGAGATCATTACGTTGTGACCCTCTCAGGCGCGTTGCGCCAGCTCTCCCGGCCGGGGGAATTCTTCTGAGAGGAACAAAATATTTATCAGGAGGAAGATTATGAAGGACAAGACCATGAAGCTGGAACTGCAGATGTTCGCGGACGCGAGCACCCAGCTCCAGAATACCACCAAGACCACCGGCATGAGCGCCGAGATGAAGACCTACTACGAGAAGCGGCTCATCGACCAGGCGGAACCGGCGCTGGTGCACGACCAGTTCGGCGACAAGTACCCCATCCCGGCGAACGGCGGCAAGACCATCGAGTTCCGCAAGTACGACAGCCTGCCCAAGGCCACCACCCCGCTGACCGAGGGCGTGACCCCGGACGGCAAGGCCCTGAATGTGACCACCATCACGGCCGAGGTGAAGCAGTACGGCGACTGGGTGCCCATCACCGACACGCTGCAGCTGACTGCCATCGACAACAACATCGTGCAGGCAACCAAGATCATCGCAAGCCAGGCGGGCCGCACCATGGACAGCGTGGTGCGCGACATTCTGGCGGGCGGCACCAACGTCATCTACGCACCCAAGGTGGCCGACGGCGTGGAGACCGAGGTGAAGAGCCGCGCGGACCTGGACGGCACCAGCCAGCTGACGAGCAAGCTCATCATGAAGGCAGCCACCCAGCTGAAGGCCATGAACGCGGACCCCATCGGCGAAAGCTATGTGGCCATCATCCATCCGTACGTCTCCTACGACCTGCGCAACGACCCGGCCTGGATCGACGTGCACAAGTACGCACAGCCGGATGAGATCTACAACGGCGAGATCGGCAAGCTGCACGGGGTGCGCTTTGTGGAGACCAGCGAGGCGAAGATCTGGAAGGACACCGGCTGCCCGGCGGGCCTGGCGGTGTTCGCTACCCTGATCCTGGGTGCCCACGCCTACGGCACCACCGAGATCGAGGGCGGCGGCCTGGAACACATCGTCAAGCAGCTGGGCTACGGCGACGACCCGCTGAACCAGCGCGCATCCGTGGGCTGGAAGGCACACAAGACCGCAGAGCGGCTTGTGGAACAGTACATGGTGCGCATCGAGAGCTGCTCGAAGGAGTACAGCGGCATCGCGGCGGCGAACTGAACGGCGCCGATTTGATACATCAGACGAAAGGAGCCGGGTTATGGCAGTAAAGAAAGAAAACGAGGATGGCATGGTGAGAATCCGGCTGTTCAGCGACAACGGGCGCTACAAGGGCGACCTGTTCGTGAGCGTGAACGGCGTGAACTACCAGATCAAGCGGGGCGTGACCGTGAAGGTGCCGCCGGAGGTGGCAGAAGTCATCCAGCACAGCGAGGAGCAGGACGCCCAGAGCGCGGCAAGGCTGGAAGGCATCATGAGCAAGGGCGAGTGAACCCACCCTCTCAGCGCGAATCCATAGAATCGTATCCCCGGCCCGGCGGCACGCGC